CACGCACGTGTAGGTCTGAGGCATCCTTTGAAAATGGGTGTCAGATCGGGTACAAGTACACTTGTATTGAGAAAATCGAGCGGTAGTATTTGTAGAAACCCCCCAGGAAAGTCCAGGTCACATGGATGAAACGCACGATCCTTACTACGATCCCGATGATCTCAGTCATAATCTCGCTGCTAGTGGCTATGAACTGGATCAGGAGGGATTTGCGGTCACAGTTGGCGGCCTGCCAAGAGACGAGCCGGGAGACAATGAGGGATTACACCTCGTTGACCAGGACACTCTTGGGCGTGCCGGACTCCCTAGCGCCGACCGAGACGACGTTGCAGCCGCTGAGGCCAGAACCCTGGCACGAGCCCGAAGCCGAGTTCGGCACGCTACCCATCGACGAGGATCTGATGAGGGAGTACAACGAGTTCCTGGACAGCCACGGGACGCTGAGCGGCCAGAGCCCGAGGACCAACCCGATGGTGCCCCAGATAGTGCCGGGACAGGTGATGACGGGGCCCGCGTAGCCCGCTACCTCGCCAACCCCAAGACCACCACCCGCATCCACCGCGACAAGCCCAAGCCCGAGACCCGTCCGAGACGCAAGTCCGAGGCACCGAGCTTCGACGGGACCAAGTTCCAGTTCGAGGCCCCCCAGCTCGTCATCAACCCCAACGGCACCGTCACGCTCAAGGTGATCGTGCCCTACGAGAGCCAGGAACAGGTCCTCAGGCTCGGTCACACCTCTGGATTGCTCCTAGAGGCCTCTGTGAGCGCCGTGGGGGGCCGCATCAAGTGAACCTGGACCTGACCCAAGAACAGCGCTCAGAGGTGATCTACGCCTTCTTGAGCGTCGGTGTGCCACCGACCGCCGTGGCGAACGCCCTCTCGCTCGACGTGGAGTACGTGAAAGGCGCTCTCGACCTCATGCACGCCGAGCGCTACGGGACCGACGAGATCAACGAGGCGATGGCCTGGTTGCAGTGGGAGGCCTACGAGGAGGCGGTCAACCAGATCCACCACGGCACGCCGGCGAACAAGGCCCGCTTCATCCAGCTCGTGCTGGCCCGCTCCATCGGCCTGGCCGGCAAGTCCAGCCCCGAGCAGTCCGCCAAGGTGCGCGAAGCTCTCGAGGCCATGACGGCCGACCTCTCGCCCGCCATCTACGAGTCGGAGGGGTGAACCTCAGCTAGAGCCTGAGTGTTCCCTGTGGAACATGCCCCTGTCCCTCAAGCCCTTCATGGAGCAGCTGACGATCCAGAAGAAGGATCTCTCGGTCGAGCCCATCAACCTCTCTGACCCCGCCTGGCCTGCGCCCTTGGCCCTGTGCAAGGAGATCGAGCGCCAGTACAACCTCGGGCTCCCGGTTCGGATCATCACGCTCAAGGCGCGCCAGATGGGCATGTCCACGGCCGTGGAAGGGGTGCTGTTCAACTGGTGCTTCCTTCATCCAGGCACCCGGTCCCTGGTGATTGCGCACGAGACCAAGGCCAGCCAGCACCTCTTCGACATGACCAAGCTGATGTGGGAGGAGTGGCCGTTCCGGCCCGGATTCTCAGAGAAGCACAACTCGATGAAGACGCTGGGCTGGCAGGAGAACCGCTCTTCGATGTCGGTGGCCACGGCCAAGAACGCCGGCTCAGGGCGCAGCTTCACCTACCACGCCGTGCACTGCTCGGAGTGCGCTTTCTGGGAGGAGCCTGAGCGACTGATGACGGGGTTGAACCAATCGGTGCCCTACAAGCACGGGACGGTCATGGTGCTCGAATCCACCGCGAACGGGGTCGGGAACTGGTTCCACGACGAGTGGCAGAGGGCGGTCCACAAGGAGTCCAACTTCGTCCCGCTCTTCTTCCCCTGGACCGACCAGGAGGAATACTCCATCCCGAACACCACATTGCGCGAGCAGGACCTCATGGAGGAAGAGCGCGACCTCGTGGCCGTCCACGGGCTCTCCTTGGCCCAGCTCGCCTGGCGGCGCTTCGCCATCGACAACCTGTGCATGGGAGATATCAACCAGTTCCACCAGGAGTACCCGATCAACCCCGAAGAGGCGTTTCTGTCCACCGGCCACCACGTCTTCCCCCTGGTCAAGCTAGGAGAGTGCTACGAGCCCAAGAACGGACAACGAGGCATCGTCTACGACCACAACGGCGCCATCAAGTTCGAGCCCGATGCGACCGGACCCCTCACCATCTACACATGGCCCTCGAGTGACAGAGATTGGGGGCAGTACGTCGTGGCCGGAGATCCTTCTCGGACCACGTATGGCGACGGAGCTTGCATCCAGGTTTTTAACCGAAGAACCTTCGAGCAGGTTGCCGTTTGGCATGGGCATATGGACCCTGTTGCCTTCGCCCATGAACTGATCCGACTCGCCTACTACTACAACCAGGCGCTCCTCAACGTAGAGATCAACGGTCCCGGCTACGCCACCATCGGTGCCCTGTTGCAACTCGACTACCCCAACATCTGGCGCCACCGCTGGGCGGACAAGTCGCCCGGCAAGTTGGCTATCACCTGGGGCTGGCAGATGTCCTCGCAGCGCAAGCACTGGGCCCGGGGGTGCGTGATCGACCTCTTGGCCCAGAAGGCCATCAAGATCCACGACGAGATGACCTACCACGAGATGTGCAACTTCGTACACCTCGGCCCCTACGACATGGGACCGTCGAGCCCCAAGGGCAACGACGATTCGGTGACCGCCCTCATGATTGCGATTGGGAGTACGATGACCGAGCCCGCCCTGCCTTACGGTCCAAGTGAGGTGACAACGAATGACCTCTTCGATAAGCCACCTTGGGAAGCCTTCGGCTGACGACAATCGCGGATGGCAAGTCTTGGTGTATTGCCCTGGTAACCAGCCAACTCACGCGCCTTTGAGGAATCGAAAACACCATCAGGTCAAGAAGAGTGATGGCACTGACGAGGAGTTTTATGACGTGATTCCGTGGCACTCCGAACGACGGCCAACACGCAAAGAGTTCAGGAGTTGGGATACCCGGTGTCCTGATTGTGGCCTACGGTGGTGGAAGTACATGGACCCGATTGAGGTCTTCGATGAAGAAGAGGACGAGCTGGGGTGAGTCTCTACCAGTACCGTTGCAACCAGTGCAAGCGGCTTTTCAGCACCGAGACAAGAGCGGATGCAACCACATGCCCCCTCTGTCTAGGCTCCGCCACACGCAAGTTTACTTTCAACGTGTCCGGCTCAATGAAAGAACACTGGAACACCGCGGTGGGCCAGTACGTCTCGAACCGCCAAGAGATGGACGACGCCCTCAAGCGCCAGTCAGAGGCCGCCTCAGTGCGCACAGGGGTCGACCATGAGTTCGTCCGGGTAGATCCGGCCGACATGCGTGACCCATCGGCACACGGCGTCTCTGAGGACTCCCTGGAGGAGACCAGGCGCCGGCAGCGGGATTTGGCGTTGTGAGCGGGTTCATCGACGAAGTGGACGGGGAGCCGCGGTGCCTCCAGTGCGGTGTTCTCGAGGACGATCACCCTGCCACGTACACGTACCACACCGACAATCACGGGCGCATCGTCATGCTGTCGAGCTGCGAGGTCAACGAGGAGTGGCAGGACACGTGGCGCTGGGTGCTGGGAGTGGCGTGACCGACTACCTGATCCGCGAGGACCTGCGCCGAGCCGCCGCGGTCAAGCCCGAGGGGATCGCCCTGTTCCGCCTCGACACCCTCTCTGACGGGGAGTACTTCGGCACTCACCTGGGCTCCATCGACGACTACAAGACCGCTGAACGCTGGGTCAACGGCGGCAAGTTCCCCGACGACGTGAAGCAGAAGTTCGTGACGGTCAACCACCCGCACGATCGATGACGCTCACCCAGGTCGAAGACGCCCCGACCCTCGACGAGTTCGAGCTGACTAACGACTTGGACCAGCTCTACCAGCTGGCCAAGGACAAGAAGCAGATGTACCAGTCGACCTGGCGTCGCAACTACCTCTTGCTCACCAGCCGGCAGAACCAGGCCAGCGGCACCCAGCCCTGGTCAGCGAACGTGACCGACTCGGAGATCTTCCCGATCATCTCGTCGCGCATTGCTTGGATCACGGACCAGAAGCTGGCCTTCGACGTGGCGCCTTCGGCCACGCCAGGCTCGGCTTACGCGGACCACATGCAGACGCTCGGCACCCACCTCGAGCAGATCCTCGACACCAACTGGCAGGTGCAGGCCTGGGACGCCGAGGTGCTGCTCTCCATCTGGGACTCGGCCCTGTTCGGGGCGGGGATCTTGAAAGCCATCTGGGACTCGGGCATCGACTCGGGGCTGGGGAACGCGGCGATGAAGCGGGTCGACGTGTGGAAGTTCTACCCCGACCCCAACGCAACTTCGATTGCGGACATGCAGTACTGCTTCGAGATCAAGCGCATGAGCTACGCCGAGATCGAGCGGCGCTTCCCCTCCACTTCCAAGACGCTGATAGAGGAGGCGCTACAGGGCGGCGACGGGCAGGACCCGGGCATGACGCGGCCCGACTACGCCCCGCAGTCCGACTACCCGATGGCGAATCCCGGCAACCTGCCTGGGTCCAACTCCACCGTCTACGGACTCCCTGGTCAGAGCCGCCGGACGGCGTCGGACCAGATGCTGCAGAACGGGGTGAACGTCAAGGAGTGTTGGATCAGGGAGAACGTCCGCGAAGTCCGCCAGGCCACCGACCAGACGCACGGAGAGAACGAGGAGATCGTCTATGACCAGTGGAGAGTCGTCGTCTACACAGGCCATACCGTCTTGTTGGACGAGCTCGCTGTCAACCTCTGGGAGCATGACCGTCACCCGTACGAGAGGTTTGTGGATGAGGAACTGGGTGAGTTCTGGCCTACCCCCATCGTCAGCCACCTCGCCCCCTGCCAAATCGCCATAGACAGGTTGCTGAGCTCGGTCCAAGGAAACGCTGAGCTGATCGGCAATCCCGTCTTCATGGACGTGGCCGGCTCGGGCTTGAGCCGCACCCAGATGATGAACCGGCCCGGGATGCGCGTCGAGACGACCCAGCAGGCGGCGAACGCCGGGCCGGGCCCGCACTGGATGACCCCGCCCGAGCTGCCCCAGTTCGTCATGAACACCGTGCAGTTCTGGATATCGAGAATGGAGAACATCAGTGGGCTCAGTGGTCCCCAGAAGGGTCAGCCGTCGTCTGGGCGTCCTGCTCAGCAAACTGTCCAGGCGACTCAGGAAGCGGGGTTTGTACGCATCCGCAGCGCTCTGCGCAATCTTGAGCGATGCCTGGGTGGACTCGGAAACCTCGTTGCTAACCTCATCGTCCAGAACTACGACGCCCCCCGAGTCGTCGCCATCGTCGGAGACGACGGGGTCGATACCGCAATAAGGCTTGCGGCCCAGCACTTCTACATGCCCAAGATGATCGACGGGAAGGTGGCGGCCGAGCCACTCAAGTTCTCCTTGATCGTCAAGGCCGGCAGCTCCGCACCCACGTCTCGCCAGGCCCGCATTGCCGAAGCCGACGCCCTCTTTGCCATGAAGGCGATCGACGCCCAGGCTGTGCTCCAGGCCCACGCCTGGCCGAACTGGCAACAGGTGGTCGAGCGGATGAAGGCCGAAGCCGCCGCGATGGCTCAGGCACAAGCAGCAGGAAAGGCGCAAGGAGGGGGCAACGCGCAGCCGAAGGGGCCGGGTACGGGGCACCCACATTGACAAGGGAACTTGCAGAGCGCAAGATAGCTTGCATGAAGTGGCTGATGGCCGTGTGGCGCAAGTCGATACGCAGGGCGAGGTGCCAGCACCGGATCGTGGTCGGTGGCGTCTGCCTGCACTGCGACACCCCGCTGGACGAGATGATGTGGTGAGCGGTGGCCTGATCTTCGCCATCGTGTGGGCGGTGGCGGTCATCTGGTACATCGTCGCCATCGACTCCAAGCGGGCGTGGCGGAAGCGCAAATAACCCAATAGCCGCCCTTGACTGGCCTCTGACTCTTCAACCCAAACGCGCGCAGACAGCCTTACCGAAACCCTCGCCCTGAGTTATCCACAGGCAGCTGTACAAGCTGTGGACTGTGGCAAGGAGGGCAGCATCTTCTCCGCTGATGCCGGCGCTCAACCGGCGCGTGAGGTCCGTGGCGTCTCCGCCGTTCGTGTCACGCGCGGGAGTGCAGACCGCAGACCCTATCCGTGGTGGCAGCGGCGGGATTTGCACCACGCGACCTCCAGGTTATGAGCCTGGCGAGCTACTCCTGCTCCACGCTGCTAAGTGCCAACTGTCGCGCCGCCGTGTTAAGTTTGTCAACGGTAGACGGGCGAGACGCAGACCCTCCCCCGCTGCTGTTGGCTCCTTAAGAGCGGCCACGTGTGCGGAACCCCCGGTACTTCTTGGCCGGGGGTTCCGCATGTAAGGTTGTGGTGTGCCCTGGCTCGACCGCGAAGAGGTAAAACTGCTCCGCGAGATTGAGCGTCTTCTGCGTAAGATCTGGGGAGTTCTTGACCACCAGGCCGTCTCCGCGGCCATTACCCTCGAAGGAGCAGACATGCCACTGACCGTAGGTGGGACCACAACCGCCACTCTGGGCTTCGTTGACGTCGCCGTCGGCACAGCCGCCGCACCCCCGACCGGTGACGGCTCGGGCCTCGCTGTCACCTTCACTTCCGACACCCCGACCGTCGCCACGGTTGGCACCGCCATCGCGGGCACCGACTCGGCCGGCAACGGCAACTACTCGGCCACGGTGACCGGTGTAGCGGCAGGCTCCTACAACCTGGGGGCCACGGTGCTCAACCAGAGCGGTGCGGCCCTCGAAGACGACGATGGCGTGACCGCCTTCATCCAGCCGGCGCCGGTCTCCGAGACCGTGACCGCGTCGACGACGAACCAGGCCACCACCGCCGTCATCACGGTGGCATGAGGATCTTCATCATCGGGGCCATCGTCCTCATCGTCTTCGCCATCATCGCCACGGCGATCACGACGGGCTCCTCGCCGGGCCAGCTCTTCGGGGTCACCTGGTACACCTGGCTCTGCGCCGCGCTCTTGAGCTTCTTCGTCGACCTCTTGACCGGCTGGGCGTGGGCCGTCGGCCCGTTCGTGCGCCGGGACAGAGTGGCGGGTCCACCCGCCTGAGGCACCCAGAAGTCATAATCGGGGTCGATGGAGTGGCGAGAACTCGCTCTGTGCCGCGGTGAGGACCAGAGCATCTTCTTCCCGGAGAACGACCGGCTCGCGTCTGGGCGGGCCAAAGCCATCTGCGCCACCTGCCCCGTCATGGCCCAGTGCATGGACTACGCCATCGCGCACGACGAGGTAGGAGTCTGGGGCGGGACGACCCAGCGCGAGCGGCGGCGGATCAAGGACCAGTACGTCCGACCGTCACATCTCCAAGACCTTGCGCCACGCCGAGTGATGCTGCCATCATCGGTCCATGCCTTCCCGTTCGCCGCGCTCGACCAGGGACATCGCTGACCGGGCCAACGCCACCTACCCCAACGGCGACGCCAAGAGCGACGCCAACGCGGTCATGATCCGCATCGCCGACGGCCATCGCGCCATGCCGCGCTACCCCGACGGGCGCGACTTCGACCTGTGCGACCAGGAGAACACGGGGCACATGTCACGCATCAGACCATTCCGCGACGACTTCGCCGCTGAGAGACCAGAGAGGAATGCCGATGGCACGTAGCGGCTCGCGAGGCCAGATCAAGACGCACAACAAGGGCACGCCGCACGGCGGTCACCGGCTGAGTTCCAATGCCCGCGTGCCGCGCCAGACGCAGCGCAAGATGGGCCGCCGCTGATGCCCTTCAAGTCCCTCGTCTTCAAGACCCCCGGCAAGTCATCGGGCGCGAGGCGATTCGGCAACCGTCGCTCAGGAAAGCGCAGGTAGAACATGGCGTGGAATCTTCACCTCACGGGCCAGGCGCTCGAGACCGACCTCGAGGAAGTCATCCTCAAGCTGGTCGACGACCTCGAAGCCATCGGCCACAAGCTGACCGGTGCGACCCTGACGACCGACGCCGGCCAGACCGAGCTGCCGACCCAGCCGATCGAAGAGCCGGTGCACACCGTGGGCGGCCAGCCGGTCGTCACGCCCGCCCCGACCCCGGCCCAGCCGGCGCCCAAGACCGACGAGACCATCGCGGTCACCGGCCCCGTCATCCCGACCGACACGCCCCCAGCGCCCCTCGCTGACGACGGCGTGTCGTCCTAGTCCCATCTCATTTCAGGAAGGGGGGTGGTGATAAAATGGCTCGTGGAAAGCGTCACGGAGGCCGCCACAAGCGCAAGTAGCTTGTGAGCGCTAACGGGGTGGGGCGGTAGCCGACACGCCGCCCTGCCCCGCCCAACTTCTTCGATCAAAGGAATCCAATGGCAACCACCCCCGTCAACCGCGCGGCGTCCAATTACATGGGCAAGGGCGGCAAGACGAACGTGCAAATGCAGGGCCAGACCGACTCTGGCGCCTACGGCTCGGACGTGGACATCATGCGCCGCGAGCCTCACCCGCCCCAAGACGTTCGCCCCTAGTTCTTCGTGGCATCCGGCCCGCAGTCCTTCACGGACGGCCTCCAGCAGCTCGCGTCCGACGCCATGCGGCTGGCGACGCTGCCCGACGCCGATCCCATCTTCTGCATGAAGGTGGCGCAGGCTGTCGTGGCCAAGGCCAGGATGCCCGCAGGTCCCCAGAAGCCCACTGGGGCACCGGGCGCTCCGCCTCCAGGCGCTCCCGGGCCGGGTATCGGACCTCAGGGAATGGCCGGGGGACCACCTGGGGCCAGCCCGGCCAATCCTGGTATGCCGACACAAGGCGCTCCGACAATGGGCCCTGGACCGGGCGGTGGGCCTAGCATGGGCCTTTCCCCCCAGAACAGCGGCGACGAGATCCGCCGCATGATCCAAGGAGCGACCGCCAGTGGCTGACACCCGCCCGACCGGCGACGAACCCGAGGCCGATGAGCCTGACCCAGAAGCCCTGGCCGCTGAACTCGACCTTGGAATCGAACTCTCACCCGAAGAGCAAGCCGAAGCCGAAGCGATGGTGGCGCGCCTTCAAGAGCAGTTCGGCCTCCAAGCACCAACCTCCGACGAGCCCGAAGAGGTCGTCGACGAAGAGCCCGAGGTAGAGCCAGAGCCGGACCCTACGCCTGCGGAGCCTGCTCCAGCAGTGGCCCAGGCCCCGCCCTCTTCCCGTGGTGTCGTCGTCATCGATGGGCGCGAGGTCCCTGTTGAAGAGGCGGTCAAGACGCTTCTCGAACGCGAGAAGGCAGCCGCCCCGCCACCCGAACCACCCAAGCCGCCCGAATGGTTGGACCAGGACGACCCGGCCCAGATGGCGATGTGGACGCGCCAACAGGAACTCGAGAAGCAGGTGGCGGCGATCGCCGGCAACCAGCAGCAGATCGCTCAACAGCAGGCCGTCGCCCGCGCCACCAACGACGCCGAACTGGGCATCTCCACCTTCCGCACGTCACATCCCGAGTTGACCGAGGACGACATCTCCAAGCTCCGCCTGCACGCGGTCAGCCTCGACATCATCGACGGCCTGGCCCGCACGCGCAGCGGTCCCGAGGCCATCCTCAAAGCCCTGGATATTGCGTACTGGGACCACCCAGAGTTCCGAGCCAGGGCGGTAGCCACTCCTTCACCGGCTGACGAGAAGAAGGCCAAGGCACAGGAACGCAAGGGCAAGCTGAACGCGCTCAGCGGATCGTCAGGATCGGCTCCGAGACAGGAGCCGAAGCCTGATCTCAGCACGGATCACGCGGCCAAGGCCGCCGCGGCCGCGTGGCTCAAGGACCAAAATATTCTGTGAACGCCCAGGACGAGAGACGGTTTGAATCCCAGTATCTCCGAGGCGGTGACGCTGGGTGCTGGGAGTGGCAAGCTTCCTTGCAGCGCGGTGGATACGGCCGGTTCTGGGCTGGGGGACGCATCGAGAACGGCGGTCGCTGCCGCCAAGCGCACCGGGCTTCCTACGAGATCTATGTCGGTCCTATCCCCGACGGACTCGATCTGGACCACCTTTGTCGAAACCGCGGGTGTGTCAACCCAGACCATCTTGAAGCGGTCACGAGGCAGGAGAACATTCGTCGTGGGCACGCAGCAAGAGGTGTCGGCATAGCCCTTGCAAAGCCGAAGAGTGGTGGGACACACTTTTCCGCAGCACGTCCATCCGAGCTAGGAGCGTAGGAAATGGCAGTCACCGCGATCGGGACGAACACAGTCACGGCGATTGCCAGGCGTTACATCGTCCCGAGGATCGTGGACAACATCTACGGCTCCAACGTCTTGTTCGCCCGGTGGAACAAGATGAACAAGATCGTCATCAAGGGCGGGACCCAGATCGAGTTCCCGCTCATGTACACCAAGATGGCGGCCGGCGGCTGGTACTCGGGCTACCAACTCCTCAACGTCCAGCCGACGGACTCGATCCAGAACGGCGCTCTGGCCTGGAAGCAGGCCTACAGTGCCGTCACGGTCGACGGGTTGACGCTGCTCCGTACTGACGGCGCCGACTCGATCGTGGACTACATCGCCACCCAGTTCAAGCAGGCCGAGATGGACCTGTTCGACACGCTGGGCACAGGGCTCTTCGGTGACGGTATCGCCCTGCCGCTCCAGATCGACGGCCTGATCGAGGTCGTCGACAACGGCACGGTCGAAGCCACCTACGCCACGATCAGCCACTCGGCCAACTCGTGGTGGAACAGCCAGATCGACTCGTCGACGACGACCATGAGCCTCGTGGCCCTCAACACGCTGTTCATGAACTGCACCAGCGGTGGCCGCAGCCCGACGATCATCGTGTCCAACAACACCAACTACAGCCGCTACTGGAACCTGAACCTCACGCCGCAGCAGTTCCCGGTCCAGCCGGGCGGCAAGGACATCCAGCTCGCCCAGAGCGGTTTCGAGAACCTGCTCTTCAACGGCGTGCCGTGGGTCACCGACTCCCACGTCGGCTCGACCGCCGCGCTGGGTGGACCGTTCTTCTTGAACGAGGACTACTTCGAGCTGATCGTCTCGGAGATGGCCAACTTCAAGCTGCAGGACTTCCAGACCCCGGTCAACCAGGACGCCATGACCGCCCTTTTGCTGTGGGCCGGCAACCTCGTCTGCGGGAACATCTCACGTCAAGGCCGGTTCACGGCCCTCACCGGCTAGGAGAGACATGCCAGTCGCACAACTCACGAACGTCGCCGGCGCGGATGGCGAGGGCTTCTCCTCGGGACCCCAGGTCCAGGACACCTACAACTCGTCCACGTCGACCGCCATCCCCTTCGGCACGCTCATCCAGCTCATCACGCCGATCACGACCACGACCACCACGATCTTCGCGGTCAAGGCAGCCACGACGACCACTACGCAGGCTCCGCTGAACATCGGCGTCTCGATCACGGGCGGTGTCGGCGGTACCCAGGCTGCGCTGGCGACCGGTCAGGCCGTGATCCACGGCCACACCAGGGCGCTCTTCGACGCGACGACCTCACCGACGGTGGCCGGGCACTACGCCATTCTCGGGACGACGACAGCCGGTTCGCTGACCGACTCGGGCGGCACGACCGCCGCCGCGGGTCTCGACTACGGCGTGGTCCTCGAAGCCATCACGATCTCTTCGGGCACCAGCCTGGTCAACATCTGGTTCGAGAAGACCTGATCGGCCCACAAGCGAAGTTGTAGGCTTCGGTCCCATGACCGTACTGCAACCGAGCGTCCCGACCATCGCCGCCGAGGACAACTTCAAGCTTGTCTACCACGGCACCTACACCAAGACGATCTTCGTCCCCGACAAGGATGTGGCCGGTGGCGGCAGGATCGACCTCGAAGAGGTCCAGGGACCGTTGCCTACGGGCCGCTTCCTCTGGGACGGCACCGACTACCTCGGCGGTCTCGAAGAGGGCGAAGCCAAGCTGGTCCCCTTCGACGTGGTCCGGGTCTACTTCGGTGACCCGCGCAGCGTCTCTGGGACCTTCGGACGCACGGAGTCCAAGAAGGGCGTCATCGGGGACATCCCTCCCCGCGAGCAGGAGCTGCGCCGCCTGGCCGTCCTCTACGGCCTCTACGACACCCACATCGAGTGGTTGGACCGGGCCGTGCCCAACGTCACCATCACGACAGCCGACGACACTGAGGTCATCTGTCCGGCGAGCGACCCCGACGGCAAGCACATCTACGGCTACGCGCACGAGAGTGCCGAGGTCCACGACGTGGCCACCCAGCTCTCCAAGATGCGCGAGCAGATCAAGCTGCTCGAACAGCAGGCCAAGGCGCAGGAGAAGCGCGGGGTGGTCAACGACGGCGCCGACGTGGAGGTCGACGGCCCTCCGCAACGTTGATGTGGATCTCACCTTCGAGGCGGTCTCTGAGCGCCTAGCCGCCGCCTACCGGGAGCTGGCCGAGGTCAAGGTCCAGTACCTCTGGCTCTACAACGAGGGCTACCAGCGGAGCCACGAGACCTCGGTGTCGGGCCGGGAACGCTCGGCTGAGATCGCGGCCCAGTCGATCAAAGAGGACGAGATCCGCCTGGAAGGCAACATCGCCGCCATGCTGGTCGAGCGCGACATGCTGAGGGCGATGGATGGCTGAGAAGGGCAAGCCCGACAGCCGAGGTCTCAACTTCCTCGAGATCACCGACTTCTCGCCGGGCATCTACTCGGCCGGCAACACGATCGCCACCACCGGGCCCCTGGCCGCGCCCGGCATCTTCCCCGCGCCTCCGGGAGCAGCGGACGGCAACAACACCTGGGCCTGCATGTCGATGCCCAACGGCGGCCTCGGACCCATGCCGGCGATCACGGGTCAGTACTCGATGGGCACGATCGGGATCGGCGGAGGGGCCAGAGACGTGTCGTGCCTCATCAACTCCCAGGTCACGCCGGCCGACGAGCTGGTCATCGGGACCACGGTCATCAGCGGCAGCGCCCAGGACACCCAGTTCTGGTCCTTCGTGGTCCAGACCGCAGCGCTCAACTCCATCCAATCGGAGTCCTACACCTACAGTGGGAACCACAACTTTGTCGCCTACCCCTTCACGACGATCATGGAGAACGCCGAGTCAGTCCCCCAGCCGGTCGTCATCTTGCCCGTGACCAGCCCCGACGGCCCCAACAACGGCAACATCTGGGTCTACCCCCAGGTCAACAACCCCAACTTCTTCGCCGTCGACGAGATCCTGGCCGGTGAGGGCTCGCACCAGGGAGGCACTACCGTCGGTCACCAGGGGCGCGTGGTCGTGTTCCGTCTCATCAGCCCACCCGGCTGGCCGGTGCCCAACACCCCGAGGATCAACGAGCCGATCTCCTTCACCGACCCCCCCGAGACCGAGACCCTGGTGCTCTCCAACGAGGAGTTCGTACCTGAGTTCCCGCACGGCTACGGCGTCGTGGGCTCGGTCTCAGCCGGCGAGCTGTTCGCCGTCAAGGCTCGTGGCGGAGCAGGCCTGATCCAGGGCGACCTCAACAACCCCACCGTCACCAGCCTGCCCGGCGTGCGCTCGACCGGACCGCTCTACGGGCGCACCGACTCCAACCAGCTGGGCCTCTTCTACTGCACCTACGCGGAAGGCGCCTGGGTATGGAACGGCGGCAACACCAGCCAGAAGATCAGTGCACAACTCGACGACAACTTCTTCATCCCCAATCCGCGGAACCCCTCGGACTACTACGGGTGGTACTGCCAGCGCTGGGCCGATTGGATGCTCTTCTCGAACAACTATGTCCACAACCCCAACACCGGAGCGTGGTGGCGCCTCAGCGACCCCAACGTGTTCAGCTTCTTCTGGTTCGTGCCCGGCTACCAGGACAACATCATGTACGGCGCCCTGGCCTCGGTGACCGAGGAGTCCGAGCCGTTCCTGGCCGTCTTCGACCGGACCGTGCCGGCGAAGAGCTACAACTGGCAGAGCCTGCCGATCAAGATGCCGGCCGAGGACAGGACCTCGACGACACGCGAGGTGGTGATCCGGGCCTCCAATCCCTACAACGACCCCGCGCCGAATGTCGCGGTCACGCTCATCGATGACATGGGCAACACGGTGGCGCTCGACGTGTGGAACCTCGAGCCCGACACCGACACCGTCCAGGAGATCCGGGTGAACGCCCGGCTGGCCCAGACCACCACGCTGGCCATCGCCCTGGTCGCCAACGGCCCCACCAGCGGTGCGCCGGTCATCCACGGCCTCTCCATCGGCTACCGGCCCCGCGAGCACACGGCACTGGCGTGACACAGAACTATCTGGGCACCCAGACCAACCTCACGGGCATCCCGAGCCTGCTCCTCTCGGGTCTCCAAAACGTGCAGGACAAGACGGTGCAGACGGCGCTCTACCAGATCCAGAACTGGGCCAACAGCTTCTACCCGTGGAACTACGCCATCGCCTCGGGCAGCGCCAACTACACGACGGGGGGTGTGGTGGTCGACTTCGCCAACCCGTTCCCCGACACCCCCACGGGGGTCGCGTTCGGCGTCTTCGACGGCTCGGACGCCTCGCAGGCCCAGATCACCGCACTCAGCGCCACGTCGATGACCGTGGCCCTCTACACCCCGAGCGGCACCGAGCTGGCGGCGGGGTCCACCTGGGCCTTCTCCTACATCTCGGTGCTATGAGGGCCTAGGATCGGATCGTGGGAAACTCGGGGACCTCCCTGTCCGATGCGCTGAGCGACGTGCGCAGCTTCCTCGACGAGCCGACGCCTCAGCAGTGGACCGACGCCCAGCTCACGGCGTACATCAACTTGGGTCAGGCGGACGTGCAGCGCAAGTCTGAGGCACTGCGCCAACTGGTCACTCTGCCAGTCATTGCCAACACGCAGAAGTACGTGGCGCCTTCTGACATCTTGCGCATCTACCGCCTCGAATACATCCCGACCGGCTCGATGCAGACCTACGGCCTCGAGTTCCGGGGCTACAACGAGATGGACGCGGTGTGGGGCATCTACCAGCAGTACACCGGGGCCTTCCCGAGCCTCTACACGCTGTGGTCCCAGCCGCCGTCACTCCAGATCGTGGCGTACCCGGTGCCGTCGCAGAACGGTATCTTCCAGTGCTTCTACTACCGCCAACCGGTCACGGTGTCCTTGATGACCGACACGCTCGACTGCCTGCCCGGATACGAGTCGGTGATCTACGACTACGCCGTCTATCGCGCCTTGCGCCAGGACGCCGACCCCCGCTGGCAGGACCAGTTCACCCTGTACCAGAACAACCTGGACTCGCTCATCTCGCTCAGCCGCACCTTCACCGACCAGGCCAACTTCTTCTCCACCGGCACGTCGAACGTCCCCGCGTGGCTCGTCAACGGGAGCTGGTAGTGCAGCCGGCCGGCCCCTGTCGTCCTGACCCGAGACCCATCGGCACCTTCCCCAAGCCCCGTCCCGGCAGGCCGATCCGATGAGCATGACCAACGACGCCGCCTACGGCGGTGCGAACAACCCGGTCTCTGAGTTCCAGACCGACATCTCGAACTTCTCAGGCTCCCCCAACACGCTCCAGAACATCCTGGGGCAGCTCGAGGACGCCACCGCCCCCCAGCAGGCTCTGAGCAGCCTCCAGGCGGCTCTGGCGGGGAACCAGTTCAACCTGGCCGGCGCCCAGTACGGGCTGACGGGGACGAACCTCGAGCAGCAGGCGGCCAACCAGGAGGCCCAGCTCGGCATCTCGGGCCAGCAGCTCGGTCTCCAGGGGCTCGGATTGCAGCAACAGGCGCAACTTCTCGGCACGACGACGGGCCTCGAGCAGCAGGAATACGGCATCCAGCAGCAGCAGTACCCCGAGCAGCTGGCCGAAGCCGCCCTCAACTACGGGGCCAACAAGCAGAGCCTGACCGGCAACCTGGCCGCCCAGGGAGCCACGAACACCACCGGAGCCAAGACCCAGCAGAACCTCTTGTCGAAGGACTATCAGTACCAGCAGGCCGACATCAACCGGGCCCAGCAGCTCAGCCAGCTCCAACAGCAAGGGACGACGGCCCAGCAGCAGTACTCGGCCGCCGACATCGCCAACCAGCAGCAGAACCTGGCCCTGGTCGCCCAGTCCAACGGCTTGAACCAGCAGGAGGTCGCCCAGCAGCTCGGCTACGGCCTCTCCCAGGCCGGGCTCGACTACCAGCAGGCCCTTCCCCAGCTTCTCAACAGCCTGTCGACCATCTACTCGGGCGAGCTCGGGACCGCAGAGGGCGCGGCCGGCGAGGTCGGCTTGCTCGGCGGGACCTCGCTCAGCCCGTCCCAGGTCTCGGGTGTCGGTAACGCGGCCGGCCTCAACCTGTTCTCGCCGGGGGTGAGTCCCATTGGCTGACGACGGCAACCTGGCCAAGGTTCTCGGAGCCGTCGGCGTCTCCCCGCCGTCGAAGGCCAAGCCCAAGGCCAAAGCGAAGCCCGCGGCCAAGCCCAAGGCAAAGCCCAAATCGAAAGCTTCGGCGGACAGCCTGACCCCCCAGGAGAACGCCATCTTCAACCAGATGCACCGCGACATCGGCGAAGAGGGCAAGGCATCTCCGAGCCAGCTCAAGGGCCTCATCAAGCAGGTCACCGCGGACCAGGCCGAAGAGGGCGCCCTCACCGGGCTCTCTCACCCCGACGCCCAGCAGCTGCTCAAGGCGGGCATCCCCGAGTCCAAGGTGAAGGCACTGACGCAGAAGTACGCGCCCTCCCATCCCGCTGCAGCGCCGTCAGCGGGGTATTCGCAAGCGACCAAGGGTGCGAACGCGGGCACAGGGGTCACCGCGAACCCGACCGACCCCTCCCAGTACGCGGCCGACGTGTTGACCGAAGCCGGCCTGCCCGACACCGCCAGCAACGAGAAGCTGCTCGAGGACCAGATGACGGTCGAAGGGATGCCCGGCTCAGAAGACAACCCTCTCGCCACTTCCGAGCCCGAAGCCGGTTCGAGCACCGTCAACTCGGCAGGCGTGCAGGAGTACCCGACGCTCGCCGAAGGGGCACAGGCGGAGGCGCAGACGCTCGATCAGCCCAACATGAAGAGCATCTACAACGCTTTGCTCAGCGGCACGGCCACGCCCAATCAGTACGCAACTGGACTTGCAGCCTCCTCGTACGAGGGGTCCAACCCCGCGGCCAACGCCGCCTACGCGACCAGCTTCCTCCAAGACGCCGGCCAGCCGACCACGAACTTCCCCGGCGGCTCGGCCTCTTCGGGCTACGACAGCGGCCTCCAGGGACTCGTCGACAGCGGTGCCTCCCAAGCCCTGACCGACCAGGCTGCGTCGACCTCTACGGGCGCTGGCCTGTCCATTCCCACCTTGGGGACCTCCATGTCCAACTCGAGCCTCCAGAGCGCCCTGGCCGGCCTCTCGGACCCCGCCAGCGCCCAGACCCTCGCGGCCAACACGTCCAACGCCCCAGGGAACCCTGACCAGACCCCGAGCCAGGCGCAGCAGACGAGCGTCCCGAGCGCAGCCCAGTACCAGCAGGCTCTGGCAGCATTGATCCCAGGGATTCGACCGGGAGCATCCAATGGCTGACGACGACAGCACAGACGACACAGAATCGGGTCCCTCTTACACCGAGCAGTACCGCTATCTGGCAGGAGTCGGCCCACAACCCAAGACCAAGAAGAAGAAGGCCACCTCACTCCCCTACGCGCCGACCACGGCGGACCGCCCCGACGCCACGGGGAGCAGCGACGCGGACACCGCGGATACCGGGGACTGGAGCGGCAAGGACTACCGCTTCACCGCGGTCACCTCCAACCCCTACGGCGATGTGCAGGACTACTCGGCGGCCGACCCCAACGCGACGATTACCGGAGTCGGCCAGGCCGAGGCCGAAGGCCCGGTCGCCGGTGTCCAGCCGAAGAACGAGATGTCGCGCCAACTCGAGTTGTTGCTCGGCGGCACACAGAACGCCCAGGACCTCAGCCCGCACGAGTACGACAAGCTGACCCAGCTGGCCCACGGCGGCAACAAGCTGGCCCAGCAGATCCTCGTCAAAGGCAAGTTCCAAGACAAGGACTACCCGAGCCTCCAGCAGGATCTCTCCAAGGTCGAAGACCCCTTCGTCAAAGCCTTGAGCGGCCTGCCGGCGTTGGCCGAGAACCTCCAAGGCCAGCAGACCCAGGTCACCCAGCCCTACGACTTCTCCAACGCCGAGGCACAGGTGAACAACCTGTTGGGCCAGATGGGCTCGACGCAGCAGATGAGCGCCAACCCCGAGACGCAGGGCTACGTCAATAGCCTCCAGAACATCGTCGCGGGGACAGGGAACCTGAACAACTCCGTCGCCGGTCTGCCCTCGATCATGAGCGCGCTCGGCCAACTCGGCCCCGCGGCCAAGGAGTCCGAGACGGCCAGCCCGTATGCGAGCCTCTTGGCCGCGCTGCTCAGCCACCAGCAGTACGAGACCATCTACGGTGGCGAAGCGCCGTCTTCGACGGGCGACCCGGCGTGGCTGCAACAGCTCATCGCGAGCGTCACCGGCCAGGCCGTCGGCGGAGGCCTGGTGTCACCGACCGTCGCCGCGGGTGGAGTCGGCACGACGCCCTCGACTTCGGCTACCCCGACAGGTAGCAATGCGTAGTGGCCTACAAGTCGAACGTTCAAGAGTTCCAGACCTCCTGGAATAAGACGGTCAACTGGGCCAAGTCCCAGGGCATCCCGCAGTCCGCCATCTATCCCGTCTATCAGCTCGACTCCAAGCGGCTTCTCTCGGGCACCTACCCGATGTCAGAGGCCGAGCGCACGCGCGCCATTTTGGCCGCGGACAACCCGAACAACGTCACGCCGCTGCCGACCGACACGCCGTCGACTGGTTCAGGGCTCAGCGCGGTCGGGCACTTCTTCTCCAACGTGGAGCATGACGCGGCGAACATCTTCACGGGCCTGCAGCCGACCAAGCTGATCCCCTCCATCGTCGACGGCGTGGTGAACACGGTCGAGCACCCGAACTGGATCTTGAACCCCGAGAAGAACACATTGGCCCAGTGGATACCCGGAGTCGCTGCTATCGGCGAGTACATGCAAGGCGGCTGGTCCAATGTCGCCAGTCATCCCCTCATCAGTTTCCTCGACGTTCTTCCTCTTGCCGACACCGGAGTCGGCTTGTTGGCCAAGGCCGGTCTCGGAGCCGGGATAGCGGAACGAGCTGGCATCCCCGAAGCCCTCTTGGGCCGTTCTCGGCTGTTGGGACAAGACGCGCAGAACGGCGTGGGGGCGCTGACGCTGGCCCGCAAGGTAGTCGGCAATCTTCCGACGCGCACCAAGGGCCTGTTCCGAAACGCCGACGGCCTACCCGAGTACGGCAACCTCACGGTCTCGACGCGCCTCAAGCACTACGCCAACACGCACATGGCCGGGAGCGACCAGGCGCATCTGGCCGGGTCGATGGTCAAGATCACCTCAGCCGCCAGCCACGACCTCGCGTCGATGTCACAGGCCTGGGACGAGGCCTACGCCAAGCTCAGTCCCGACCAGGCGCGCCAGGCCTACGACATCTGGACCGGGCTGGACAAGGCGCTCGGAGGCAACGACCGCCAGACGCTCATCAACAACGACGCGTTGGCTCCCGAGATGAAGCAGTTCTTCAAGCAGACGTTCAAGGTCATGGACTTCGTGCAGGAGAAGATGCTGGCGTCTGGTGAAGGAGCGATGGTCGAGATGCCCGACGGCACGACCGAGTTCCGCGTGGCCCAAGGCGTCGACGACAAGGTAGTCCGGTCCAAGGACCGCCTGGCTGCGAGCATCGACGCGGTGGACAAGGCGTCCAAGGTCTCGGACCGCCTGGCCGACAACATCGAAGCCAACGACACCGTCGCCCAACCGGCCTTCGACAAGCTCAGCCAGTTCAACCAACAGGTCCGCGGGGCGACCGACGACCCCGCGCAAATCGCCCAGCTCATCGGCCGCCCTGTACCCAACGCCACGCAGCTCCGGCTGGTCAACGAGATCTACGGTGAAGGTGGGTTGATCGACCAGGTCATGGCGTCGTATGAGTCCAAGGACTTCGACGCCATGCGAACGCTGACCCTCAAGCTGTCCAAGAAGTTCAAGAACAAGTCGATCTCGGGCGACCTGCTCGCGCCTGATCCGCTGAACACCGGTCTCCAGGCCCCGGTCCGCGTCAGTCCTCTCTTCGCCACCTCGCGCGACCTGGCCGACAACCTCTACAAGTACGCCAGGAGCCGCAAGCGCGACGAGGACGCGTTGAGCAAGGCGATCACCAAGGGAGGCCTGCACAAGAAGATCGACGCCTACGCCAAGGCGACCAAGCAGTTCGACAAGGACTTCCGCGACAACCCAGCCGCCAACTGGCAGCCGCTCGCCATCCGCCTCCAGGTGCAGAACCTCGCCAAGTCAGAAGAGGGCAAGGTCGCGGTCGCCAAGGCGGTGGCGCAGATGAAGAACGACGGCGCCATAACCGCAGAGGCCGAGAAGGAGTTCCGAGAGGACCCGACGCGGATGATCGGGATCATCATGGCGCACACCAAGGCCAGCGCGACGAGCGTCTTCGCCGGGATGCTCAGCCCCGGTGAGATCAACCGGGCGATGGAGGACGCCAAGAGCGAGATCGAGTCGCTGCGCGCCCAGGGCTTCGTGCCGCACTGGGTCCCCAACGTCACCTCCAAGGAGGCCGAGGGCGGCTACGGCGAGTACCACATCCGCATCCAACCGCTGACCCACCAGAGCGTCGACTCGGCCACCAGTCGGATGCTCGACATGCGCAACACCGTCTACGACATCCACGCCGGCTTCTCCAAGGCCATGTGGCAACAGGTCAGCCGAGACGCCAACGCGGAGTTCATCGACGACATCGTGATCCCCGGCCACGCCTACAAGCAGGCCGACCTCGAAGCCATCCTCGCCAAGATGCACCCCGACATGCGCGCGCTGGCCAGCGACGAGGCATCGCTCGCCCGCGTCCTCGAATCGGAATGGGGACTGGTCAAGTTCGACCCCGACGCGCGCTTCGGGATCTCGTCCAAGCACATCAAAGGCGGTGAGACGCTGTGGATGCCTAAGGAAATGGTCGACGGGCTCCAGCAGATCGTGGACCGCAACCAGATGGACCCGAGCGGCGGCCTGTCCAAGGCGACCCAGGTGTTCCGCACCGCGGTGCTGGGCTACTCGCCGCGCTTCATCGCCCACATCGGCTTCGGTGGCACGTTCCTCTTGGCGCTGCGCCACCCGACCAGCTTCCGCTTCATCCCCGACGCCATCCGGATGATGCGCGACCCCGACTTCCGGGCGTCGATCCACACCACGTCGACGCAGATCGGCTTCGACAAGCCCGAGTCGATGGGCGCCATCGCCTTCCACGACGCCGCCGGCAAGACGATGGCGTACCACTGGATGCAGCAGAAGATCGAAGAGCTGGGCTTGGACCCTTCCAAGATGACCAGCTACCTCCAGGTCATCCCCCAAATGGTCTTCAAATTGACCAACCTGATGACCGACATGCAGCGCACTCTCGTCTACCTCGACGGCGCGGCGAAAGCGGAGGGGCGCGGCTTCTACGTCGACCCCGAGACGGGCGAACGCTTGGAGATGACCGACGCACGAGCGCAGGAGGAAGGGATGCGCGCCGCCAACCGGACGATGGGCAACCTGTCCGCCATGTCGCCCTTCGAGCGCAACACGCTGACGACGATCATGCCGTTCTACGGGTGGACCAAGCACGTGCTCACCTACGTGGCCGAGTACCCGGTTGACCACCCCTACCGCGCCATGTTCCTGGCGAACCTGGCCAACCAGAACTCCGACAACGTGGCGCTGGGCTACTACACGCGCATCCAAAACCTCTTCTTCTTGGGGACCCCGGACCAGAACGGCAACGTCAGTGCCGTCGACGTGCGCGCCCTCAACCCGCTGCGTGACGTGGCCAACTACGCCACGCTGGGCGGTTTCATCTCCGCCCTCAACCCGGTGATCTCGGCCCCCTTCGCCGCGGTCGACCCCCAGATCGTCTTCGGCTCCAACACGCTGTACCCGACGGTCAGCTACAGCCAGCTCTACGGGACCAAGGAGGCCTCGGCGGGCGGCAACATCTTGACCGCAGCGGAGCAGTTCGTCCCCGAGCTGACGACGGTGGACGCCGCGTTCGGGCTCAGCGCGCAGTACCGCGACCTGCAACGATCCAACCCCGCAGCGTTCACCAAGCTCATCTTCGAGTCGCTGAACATCCCCTTCGCCCAGGTGCAGCACATCAACCTCAAGCAGATCGCGGCCCAACAGGAACTCGACCGGTACTCGACGGCTTCAGCCGCGGCGCAGCAGGCGTTCGAGACCGGCAACTTCGGCGCACTCGGCAATGTCGCTTCTGTTCCGAACCCGTTACAGACCGATTACAACATCAGCCCGGCCAACCTCGAAGCGGTCTACAACCAGGCGCTCAAGCAGACCGGCCTGCCGCCGTCGGAGACCGTGCCTGAGATCGCAGCGCCGACGAACATCTAGACCGGCGCAATATAAACGTATATATTTGAGTCGTGGAGCGCACGATCACCAACCTCAAGGTGAAGCTCCTCGAGGCCGACGTGGCCGCCTACAAGATCGCAGCCAAGATCGGCATCCACCCGAGCCAGCTGACGCGCTACGCGCTCGGCTACGAGCCGATCCGTCCCAAGCACCTCCGCGCCCTGGCGCGTTACTTCAAGTGCCCCCAGACCGAGATCCTGGGCACGTCTACCTTTGTGTTGGAGGCGACCGATGATCCGCAAGTCTGAGTCCATAAAGTTCCTGCTCGCGGCGCTCGACAGCCTCCACGCCTCCGAAGGGATGAGCGTGGTCAAGGACTCGGTCAACCCCCACTTCGGCAACGAGTTCGCCAGCCAAGGGGCCATCGACAAGGCCATCAACCCGTACCTGCACAACGTGGGCCTGGTGCTCACCCAGTTCCCCTGCGTCATGGAGGACGGCCAGCCGGGCCTCGCCTCGTTGCTCGGGCACGTGTCTGGCGAGTGGATGGAGTCAGATACCCCCCTGGTCATGGCGAAGAACGACCCACAGGGACAAGGCTCGGGAATCACGTATCTGCGCCGCTACGCGACGTGCGCCATCTTGCGCATCAACGCCGACAAGGACGACGACGCCGAGAAGGCGATCCGACCCCCACAGCGCCCGTTCGTGGCCGGCGAGGTCAAGGAGCCCAAACTCGTCCCCGACGAAGTGCCCGCGGACCCCAACCTGGCGAGCGCCAAGCAGATCGGCTACCTCAAGAAGCTGCTCGACGACAACGGGATAGGGGACGGAGCCGCGGGCCAACAGTGGATGGAGCAGAACGTCGGCCCGTGGCCCGGCTCGATCCACAAGCTGTCGAAGTCCCAGGCCGGCGCAGCGATAGACCTGCTCAAGTGATGATGTGGATGCATAGGTCATGGTGGTGCAAGTTCGCTGGGCCCCGCATGGAACGTTGGAGCGGTGGTTCTAACTACGTGACCTTCAAGTGCAAGCGAATGGGGTGCCACCACTACATGAAGCTGCCACGGTGAAACGCCACAAGAGCCTCAAAGCGATCTCGGACAAGCGTCGCGCCTACCTCGACGAGCTCCAAGAGGTCCTACCAGCGCTCTGGGCGCGCTCGGGCGGCGTCTGCGAGGTCTGCCGCTCAGCCCCGGCCGTCCACCCGCACCACCGCCTCCGCCGCTCCCAGGGCGGCAAGAACGACCTGGACAACCTCCTGGCAGTCTGCGCCGAGGACCACCGCTTGATCCACGACCACCCCGAGTACAGCTACGCCCAGGGCTGGCTGGTGCGAAGAAAAGGGCTTGCAAGTGTACTTGCGGTGGACTAAAGTGGTCCAAAGGAGGTACGAACTATGGAAGTCTGGGTGAACGCAGACGAGATGGAACCCCGGCTCGACGTGCGGGGCGTGACGATGGGCAACGACCTGACGTACGGGGACCTGACCCTGGTGGGCGACGAGACCGACGTGATCGCCTTGGTCAAGCGCATCGCCGACCTCTACGGCTATGAGGTCTCCATGCGCGACCCCGGACCTCCCAGCTGTCGCCGTTGCGCTGGCGCGCACAGCACCGAGGCCCACGACGGTCACCTCTTCGAGCGCATCGCCGCGGAGACCTCGGCCTACAACGAGTGGCTCAGGCCATGATCTTCGACCTCTGCTTCCTCGGCGCTCTTGCCCTCGCCGTAGGGGTCCTCGAACTCCTTGCGTGGCTCACAGAGCATTCCAGAGACCACTGGGACCATTCTGGCGGCGAGGTCGACCGTGACTTCCACCGCTTCAGCGAGTGGGGACGGAACAACCGTGGCTTCTGAGGCCGAAGAGACGCTGGCGTTCCAGATGAAGGCCGCGGACATCCCGTTCGAGCGAGAGGTGCGGTTCGCTCCGCCCAGGAAGTGGCGGTTTGACTTCGTCGTCCGCAACACGCCTACGTTCCTGTTCGCGGTCGAAGTTGATGGCGGTGCCTGGTCTGGGGGGCACCGCCGCGGCAACAAGGCAGACAAGGAGTGCGAGAAGCTGAACGAGGCCGCGCTCGGCCGCTGGACGGTGCTCCATTTCACCCCTGCAATGGTCGAAGACGGCCGCGCCCTGGCCACCATCGAGAAGGCGTTGGGCCGGTGATGCGCGATCCCCAGCAAGACGACTCCTTCAGCGCGGACGTGACCTGCTGGCGCTGCAAGAAGTCGGTCACCGTCGAGTTCTGGTGGAACCGCAGCGAGCCCGAGACCCGCCCGAGCGGGAGCTGCGAGTCGTGCTACGCCGAGATCATCTGGCAACGCGGGATGCAGGCTCTCCCGCTCAGTGGTTGAAGGAGGAGGGGTGAGCCGGCCGCCGATGACAGGTCCGGAAGGGCTGCGCGTGCTGGCTGATTGGTTCGACTTGCGTGATGGCGACCTCGGATTCAGCGGCGACGAGGTGCAGCGGGATCTCCGGCGCTCGGCTGACGACATGGAGCAGGCCGCGGCCGAGATCGCCCGATTGCGCGCCTACATCTACGGCGACGCAGGCGACCTTGAGCGCGAACTGATCGACGCCGAAATCGTCGACGGTCTCGATGCCTGACCCCATGACCCCCACCCAGCCCTCGGGCGAATACGAGAACTTTCGGACGTGGTGGGTTACGTGGACCGATGACAATGGTCCAGTTGAGTCTGGACCGTTTTACGAGCGGTACGAGGCAGAAGAACGAGCCGCCATCTTTGGCGGAGTGGTTGAGGGCCGTGTCTGAAATCCCCGATATTCCGACCCCCACCCAGCCCGAGGGGGCGGCGCGGGCGCGAGCGAAATATCGCCACGGGCAAGTCTGCGTCTGCGGTGACCGCGCTGAGGTGCCCGTGAAGGTGCATTGGAAAAGCGGCGATCGGACCTACTGGTATTGCGTCGGTTGCGCGGAGGGGATCGTTGAGTTCACTAACGGCACCGAGATCGACATGGAAGCTGAGGCCGCTGATGCCTGACCCCGCGCCAACCGAGGGGGCGCCCGCCGAGGTGGGGACGAAAGAAGAAATACATGCTCTAGCGGTAATGGGCTACGAGTTTGACCAAGAATGGGGCTGGCAAACCGTTTCCGTTCCAACCAACTGCCCACCATGTCCTTACGACCGTATTGACATGCGCTCGTTGTGTTTCTTCTCGCATCGCTGCATGGCCTCAGCATCGGAGTTCCCGCAACTGGTGGAGCGGGCTACCTGATGGGCAGGCCCCGTACGGAGGACCCGAACCGGATCGCCACGGCCTTGCGGCTGCAGCCCGAACTACTAGAACGGCTCGCGGCCGAAGCTGACCGCCGCGACATCTCACGCAACCGCCTCATCATCCGGGTGTTGGAGTGGGGGCTGGATGAATGGGAGGCCGAGAATGTCTGAGCAAATGGGTCCAAGCACCCCGCCCCCCACCCCTAGCGAACTCACCGAGGAGCGGCTGGCCGCGATCGCGGCGCGGGCAGACGCGGCAACACCGGGACCGTGGGCGCGCACGACGATGTGCCATTGCGACGACCCTGACGATTGTTACGACCACTGGGACGTGTCGGTTCCCGTTGCGGGCTATGACCCACCGTCAGGGCGCGTTTCGCGGGCGCGTTCAGTCGCGGGCAACATCCACGGGCACCGAGAGGCCGACGCCATCTTCATCGCCCACGCCCGCGAAGACATCCCGGCCCTCCTTGCCGAGATAGAGAGGCTGCGGGCCGAGCGCGACGACTTGCGTGAGGCGCTGCAAGCAGTCGTGGACAGCACCTGCCGCGGTGCCATCCCGCCACGACTTGCCGTCGTGCAGCACGCCGAGTCCGTTCTTGGGAGGCTGACCCGTGGATGAGGCACCGAAGAATACGGGTCCTGCGCCGCTGCTGCTCGTCCTCGGATTCATGCTGACGCCGCTGGCGATTGCGGGCGCACTGACCGAGCCGCACTACGCGGTGGGTTGGGCGATTGCCGCGTGGCTCGGCTTCGCGATGTTCGTCGGCGGACTCCTGATTGAGGTGACCGTTTATGGATGAGGCACTAAGCGACGAGATGGGGCGGGAGTTAGACGCCGCCGAAGCAGCACGTCACGACGATGATTGCGACTGCATGGAGTGTTGGCCGCCGATCCCGCCGAAGTCCGTCCGTCACGGCAAATGGGTATCCGACGAACGATACGCCGAGCTGGCGCGCCCGCTCGATCCGCTGGTAGCGGAGTGCGCGCGGCTCAGGGCTGAGAACGAAGACCTGCAACGGGAACGAATAGCGATGTACGAGGTTTGGCAGAGCGAATCGGTCCAGTTGGCCGAGCTTGAGCGCCTACGCGCGGTAGCCGAGGCGGCGCGGGAGTGGCAAACGGCGGCTGACGCGTACGCAAACGACCCACGGCCAGCCATCGGGTTCCTGTTCGTAGAAGCAGGTCGCAACCTCGCCGCCGCTCTCACCGCTACGGCCAAGGAGGGGGAGACGGATGGGTGAAATCGAACTAGACGATCGCAAACGAGCACCGCTGGCAAAGGTGCTCCGCCGTGAGTATCCGCCTGGGTCGCGGTTCCGGGCCGAGCGACTAGAGGACGGAACGATCATCCTGACGCCCATAGTCCCCATCGCGTCGGCGATCAAGGAGGAGACGCCCGAGTGAGCGCGGAGCGACTGCCGCGTGCAAGCGAGATTGCCGAAGCGGCCGAGTGGCTGTTCGGTGAGCCGGTCCACCACACCGGGACGCGCGTGATGGGGCGGCGCTACTTCGCCAAGTGCGTCTACTGGGCCGCCCTGGCCCAAGAGGGGTACAGCCTGCGTGAAGTCGCACGGATGGTGGGTGCCGATCCGCATACCGTCCTCAACGGCCTCGAGCACGTCGACGGCTCCGAGCACGTCGAATGGGTGCTCGACCGCGCCAGGGAGATCGCCAACGAGAATGATGACGCAAGTAGCCTTGCCCTCTAGTGTAAGCTTGGTTGCATGTTGCGCACCTGCGAGCGCTGCGGCCTGATGTTCTTGCCTGCCCGGTCCACCGACCGCCGCTGTGGGGTCTGCGCGCGTCCCCAGCCCATCCTCGGCCGCAGGCCCATCGACCTCTGGGAGGAGTGGGCCGATGACCCTCGTTGACCTCTCCAACGCCAAGCGCTACCGCGAGCTGGCCGAGCGTATGATCGAGGTGGAGGTCGTCAAGGCGCGCCACGCCGGCTTCACGTGGCAACAGATCGGCACCGCTCTCGGCATCACGCACCAAGGCGCACGGGCGCGCTGGGCCAAAGCGGTCCAAGGCGTTGCCAGGACGAACGGCGCTGGGGCAGAATCAGCCAATGGCGTTCGCGACGCACCAGATCACCCTGGCCGCGTCGACGGCGACCCCGTTGTTGGTCCAGGGATCGACGGGGACTGACTTCTACAACATCACCGGGTCGGCGTCTGACCCGATCCCGGTCCAGTTCATGATCACCTCGGGCACGGTCTACTGGGGTGGTCCGACCGTCTCGGCGTCCAACGGCTTCCTCATGGTGGCCAACTCCCCGGTCATCATGAACATCTACAACAACGACATCCCCTACTGCTTCTCGACGGGCACGCCGACCGTCTACGTCGTCGCCGGACGGCAGTAATGCCCATCGGCACCGGGGGTGAGTTCGCCGGGGGTGGAGGCGGAGGGGGAGCTGCAGGACCCACCGGTCCGACAGGCGCGACCGGAGCCTCGGGTGGACCGACTGGCGCCACAGGTGCGACCGGTTCAGCCGGCCCGACGGGTCCTACAGGGGTCTCAGGAGCCACCGGAGCGGGCGTAACCGGGGCTACAGGCTCCTCGGGCGCAGCAGGGGTCACCGGGGCTACAGGACCCGCTGGAGGCCCCACAGGGGCAACCGGGGCGACCGGTTCAGCCGGCCCGACCGGTCCGACCGGCGTTGTCGGTGTGACAGGGGCTACCGGGGTCGCTGGCGCAACCGGACCCACAGGGCCTACGGGGGTCACCGGTGCCACAGGAGCCTCGGGCACGGTTCTCGCCGCCCCGGCCACCTTCACCAGCGGCACGCCGACCTGGACCCCGTCGACCACCGGCAGCGCCATCTTCGCCGCCCTCGTTGTTGCAGGAGGTGGTGGTGGAGGTGCCGCGTCGACCTCAACCGGTGGAGGAGGCGGAGGCGGAGGCGAGGTCCTGCCGCTCTTCTACCTGGGCAATGTGACCGGTAACCAGACGGTGACCATCGGCACTGGTGGCACGGCGGGGTCTACTGGCAACAACACTTCCATCGGGTCTCTGGTCACAGCCAAGGGTGGCATTCTAGGATTAGGAGGGAGTTCGGCGGGTGTTGGCGGTACTGGAGGTGACGGTCAACAGCCAGCCGGCAGCACCGGCGCTGGCTCAGGCACCGCTGGTGGATGGGGTGCCACCACGTCAGGAGCAGGCGCCCGTGGTGGTCCCGGCCAGATGCGATATGGCTCGGGCGGAGGCGGTGGTGGTGGCCCGACCTCGGCTGCCGGCGGTGCCGGCGGTGGCCAGGCCGGCGGCACCGGTGGCACCGGGGCAGCGCTCGGTGGTGGAGGTGGTGGCGCCGGTGGAGGCGGCAACGGCACGAACGGTTCGTCGGGTGTGGGTGGACCAGGAGGCACTGCGTCGGCCAATACCGGTGGAGGCGGTGGAGGTGGGGGGGCCGGGACCTCCGCAGGTGCGGGCGGCACCGGCGGGAGTGGCTACGTCATCATCTACCAGATGGCCTGATGCGTCTCCACGTCGTCGGCCTGCCGCATACCAACCTCACCGCGCAGTTCTCCTGGTGTGCCTACACCGCCAAGGTGGCCAAGTTCGCCAAGATGATGACGGACCAGGGTTGTGAGGTCGTTACCTACGGCAACGGCGAGGCGGAGCTGGCGGGCAAGTACGTCAAGGTCACCGACATGCAGTTCGCCCCCTTCTTCGTCCCCGACTTCACGCCAGAGGAGTTCCTGTTCAAGAACTTCAACGCCAAGGCCATCGCCGCATTGGTTCAGCATCTCGAATCCGGCGACATCATCTGCCTGATCGGTGGCACAGCCCAGAAGCCCATCGCGGACGCTCTCGGTCACTGGCCCGTGGTCGAGTTCGGGGTGGGCTATACCGGCACGTTCGCCAAATACCGCGTCTTCGAGTCCCACATCTGGGCCAACCACGTCTACGGCATCGACCGCGCCTACGGCTCCGAGTTCGACGCGGTGATCCCCAACTACTTCGACCCCAAGGACTTCGCGGTCTCCAAGGGCCGCGACTACTTCGCCTTCCTCGGCCGGATCACAGGCTGCAAGGGCATCGACATCGCCATCGCCGCCTGCAAGAAGGCCGGCGTGCCACTCAAGATCGGCGGCCACGTCTTCGAGGACGCCGAGTACGTCAAGGATCTCACCGGCGAGATCGAGTACGTGGGCGAACTCGACCCCAAGGGACGAAAAGATCTCCTGGGCCATGCCATCGCCACCTTCTGCCCGAGCCGCTACATCGAGCCGTTCTGCGGTGTCCACATCGAATCCCTGCTCAGCGGCACACCGGTCATCGTCTCTGACTGGGGCATCTTCCCCGAGACCGTGCGCAATGGCCACGAGGGCTGGCGCTGTCGCGGCCTGGACGACTACGTCAAGGCCATCGGCAGCCCCGCGCACGACCCCGCGCAGGTGCTCCGTCGAGAAGCGGTGGCCAAGTACAGCCTGGACGCGGTGGGACCGCTCTACGCCGACTACCTGGCCACGGTCACATGAGCATCATCCGCAGCTTCGGCGAAGCCGAGCTTCTGATCGGCCTGATCGAAGCCTTCGGGGGCGAGCGGCCTGAGTCCAACGGCCCAGGTGAACTGCTCTGGGCGCTGATCCAAGCCATCGAAGGATTCAACCCCGGTGGCTCGATCTCGCTGATCGAGAACAGCGACGGCACGGTCACCATCAGCGGTGGATCAGGCCCGACGGTCACGATCTCACGCTCAGCGGTCACCGGGGATGTCTCGATCCCCTTGGGTTCCAACGCCTCGACGCTCAACGGCACCGTTGCCGTGGAGTACCTGATCCGCGAGCAGACGCTCGACCAGATGGCGAACCCAGCAGGTCCGGTGAACCTGGCCGGGCAACGGATCGTCAACGTCGTGCCGCAGTCGACCACCGACGGCGCCACCGCCCTCAACCAGCAGCTCGCCTCCACGTTCTACGAGCCGTCCCCCGAGCAGTCGTACTCCATCGGCTCGTCGACCCCGGCCGCCATCGACACCACGCACCTGACGCTGCCCTTCACGGCGATCTCGGCCAAGACGCTGATCGAGCTCCAGGCCTACACGGGGTTTTTCAGCAACGGAGCGCAGAACGAGATCATCTGGATGCTCTTCACGCACGGCACGACGACCCAGGTCGGCTACAGCGCGAGCGCGTATTCGTCGACCACGGACACGGAAAGCCCGATGGCGCACGTCTACATCCGCATGAACACCGTCGCCGGTACCGCGTATCAGGTCGATTGGGCGTGGGCCACGACGGGCGGAACGGCGATCTTGAACGCGTCCGGGACCACCGGTGTCGCGTCCTCAACCCTCGGACCAGCGGTTATGCGAGCGTTCGCCTCATGACAGTCACCCACTGCCTACCGAGCGGTTCGGCGGCTGCGAGCCAGATCCAGGTCCCCGGTATCAACATCGGTTCGGTTATCGCGCAGACCGGAACGCTCAAAGGCGTACTCGTGTACCTCCACGGGATGCAGGCCGGCGCCGGTGCGGGCTTCCCAGAGGAGCTTTACAACACCGATGTGCTGTTGCCCAACTGGAACCTCCTGCTCTGCCAGACCATCGCGGCCACTGGGTGGTATGTGATCGCTCCGTCAGAGCCCGGTGACGGCTACGCCGTCGGCGGGCAGAATGTTGCCCTCTACGACGACATCGGCGCAGACTCCGGGCACGGGACACGGTTGGTGGGCACCACGCTCGAATGGTGGGACCACATGGTCCTTTTCATCCAGAGGACAATCTCGGCCAGCGTGCCGATCGTGCCCGTGGGGTTCTCGTGGGGAGGATGGAACGCGCTCCAGATCGCCATCGGCCGCACCTCGACCATCGCCGGCTATGTCGCCCACCACCCCGCCTCGATCGTCTCGGATCTGAACCCGGCATGGGTGCTCGAGACTTTCAGCGACATCACGACGACAGGAGCCGATGTCACGTCTTCGGCCCTCAACGGCGTCACCTCGGTCCCCGGTCTCCTGGGCTGGGGGTCTGTAGACGAGGTGGTCGGCCCATCACCGTGGACCGCCGACACTCTGACGCCTGCCATCTACTCGGCCGCGCATGGCGCAGGCGCGCCTGTCACCCCCAACTGCGACGGGACAGGAACCACTTCGGCGGGCAGCCCAGCCGAGAACCACGTGCTGACCTCGTCGACCGACAACGCCAATCCCAACAACGACGTGTACCGGATAGCCGCCTGGTTCGCGGCCAACCTGCCCCACAACTGATGCGCAAGGTAGGTTAGGCAAATGCCCGTCAACATCGTCGGACAGCTGACCGGGACCGCGGCAGGGACGGACTACATCGGGCCGTACCAACTGGTCCCCAACACCTTCGGCAACTACGCCATCACCAACATCACGCTCAACTCGGGCGACAACTTCATCGCCGTGCCGACGTGGTGTGCCTGGACGCTCATCGTGCCCAACCCGTCGAACACGGTGGCCCTGATCCTCAAGGGCATCTCGACCGACCAGGGCTTGACCATCGACCCGAGCCAGGTCACCGAGCTGAACTGGCCCGCCTCGCCGCCATCGGGCTTCGTGCTCAATGCGGCGTCGGCGACGACACTACCGACGAGCATCATCTTCTCATGAGGCGCATGGCCGACTCGGTGACCGCGGCCAACCTGCCCGCAGGCTTCGACCTCTACGCGGGCTACGTGGACGGGCGCTACGCCAACTACAACCAGATCGCGGCGATGTACCCCGGCAAGACGGTTGGCATCGCGGTGTTCTCGACCACCAACGCAGGCACGGTCGGAGACTGCGAGAACGGCGACATGACGCCCCAGACCAGCGTCAACTGGGTGGTCATGCGGCGCAAGGCCGGTATCACGCCCACGATCTACTGCTCGGCTTCGGCGTGGCCGACCGTGCAGCGCTCGTTCCAGACGTGGGGCGTCGCCCAGCCCCAGTACTGGATCGCGGCCTATCCAGGACCAGGACCCGTGCTCTACCCTGGTGCGATAGCCCATCAGTGGATCGACCGCGGGCCCTACGACGAGTCGGTAGTCGCTGACTACTGGCCCGGCGTGGACCCAGCCCCCAGCCCACCAGAGGAGGAAGAAATGCCCCTGTACGCCACCGACTCAGCCGGCACCGGCTTCATCATCGCCACTGACCTGAGCTCGAAGACCGGGATGCCCGACGCGGCTGACGCCAACGCCCTGCTCGCCACCGGGCTCTACAAGGGTGTGCAGCTGACCGACACGCTGCTCAACTCGATTCCGACGGCATGACATCCTCCAATCTCGCCCTCATCGTCCACGCGGTCATCGGATTGGCGATCATCGGGGCGCTGGCCGGCCTCGGGGCTGTGGGCACGATCACCGGCACCCAAGCCCTGACCGGCATTGTGGGTGTCGGCGGCATCCTGCTCGGATCAGGCGCCACCACGCTCGGCGCTGGCTTGACCTCGACCACTACAACACCGCCTGCCTAATGTGGACGAAGACACGGGGGTGGTCAACGGTGTCAGCGGGTGGACGATGGACACCCTCCAGGCCCACTACGCCGCCTTACGTGGAGCCGATCTACGTTTTGAGCAAGAGCGTGATCGCCGCTACTCCGAGGTCAACACCGAGCGTGAGAAGGCGCTCAAGATCAAAGAGACAGCCGACCTGGCTGCTCTCGGCCTGGCCCGAGAGATCCAGACCTACAAGGACGAGAAGGCCAACGAGCTGCGTGAGCAGATCAACGCCGAGCGCAACCTCTACGTCACCAAGGACGAGCTGGGATCGGCCATGCGCGAGCTGAGTGCCACTGGCCGCCAAAGTGGCCAGTGGATCGTGACCACGGTCATCGCTGCTTTAGCCATCCTGACCAGCCTCGGAGCCGTCATAGCGATAGGAGTTCACTGATGGCAGCCTCAGGCATCCACATCGACCCAGCCAACCGCGGCAAGTTCACCGCATCGGCCAAGAAGGCTGGTCAGAGCGTGCAGAAGCACGCGACCAGCGTGCTCAACAACCCCAAGGCGTCGAAGAAGGAGAAGCAGCGGGCCAACTTCGCCAAGAATGCGAAGAAATGGCACCACCGAGGATCGAAGAGAAAGTAGGCACCATGCCCTTCGCCCAGTACTCCGAGCAGGCGATTCTCGCCGGGTTGTTCGGCAATTGTTGCGGCTGCGTCCGCACCGCCATCAGCGCTGGTGCAACGGCCCAGACGGCCATCAACACCGGCTCCATTGCGACCGGCGGAGCCAGCGGCAACATGGACCAGACACCGGCGACGACCGCCATCGTCTGGATCGGCACGCCGGGATCGGGTGGGACGCAGAACCAGTACACCAACCCGGCCACGTTCAAGCTGACCGGCTCGGCGGCTACCGCGCTGACCATTGCTAGCCAGTCGGTGGGTCTGGCGCGTGCGGTCGGTGACTTCATCTTCCTCGGAGGGGGCGCTAGCGCGGCCGGTACGACCACCGCAGCACCTTCGTGGCAGCTGAACACGATCTACATCGGGCTGAGCACACAGGCGACCTCAGGGGGCACACAAGCGAGTGTGCTGGCAGCCGAGCCGTCGTCGACCGGTGGCTACGCACGCATCGCGGTGCCGAACAACCAGGCCAACTTCCCACTGCCCAGCGCCGCGTCACCATCGGTCATGACCTCGGGCGGTGTGTTCAGCTTCCCGGCCTCCACTGCAGCATGGTCGAGCGGTGCAACGAACCTGGTCACAGCGTTTCTCAGCGACTCTCCGACACTGGCGGGCGGCAACGTCATCACGTTCGGACCACTCGGGACACCGGTGGCGGTGAACGCGTCAGGCGTGACGCTCAGCTACGCCAGCGGCGCGTTGACGGTGACGGCGACGTGAGCGAGGAAGAAGAAGAGCAGCCCGAACCGGTCGTTATCCAGCTGAGCACCGACTTCGAGCTGTTCGCAGACGCGCCAGACGAGGACTAGCCGTGGGGTTCGGCCAAGCGCAGATGCCCCCGCCGGCCGGCTACAACTCCGGCCAGCTGATCTACGACGACCAGTTCTTGACCACATCACTGGACACCACGAAATGGTGCCCGATGATGGGCGCCGGCGGATCGGTCTACAACAACAGCGGTGGCACCTTCGGCGGCACGTTGCCCAGCCCGTACACGGGCCCCAACCTCAAGGGCAGCGCCGGCACGTTCAACGGCGTCACGTGCAACCTCTGGCATCCAGAATATCTCCAGGTCAACGACGGATTGACCATCGTGTGCGAACCGAACGGCCTGTGGGGCAACGGCACGACGGCGGGCTATTACCAGTACGCCTCGGGCTCGATCACCAGCGCGCGGATGCCGAGCGTCATGAACAGCGTCTCCACGGCCAGTTTTGTGCTTCCAGAAGCCGGTTGGTACGTGCAAGGCAACTTGAAACTTTCGACCAATATTCAGAACGGGATCAACTCGACGCTGTGGTTCCTGCCGGCGTCAGGTGGCGCGAACAACGAGATGGACTTCGTGCAACCAACCTTGTCCAAGCAGGTCGGAGCCACGACGACCACGTGCGTGAACTACCCGCTCGGTACTGCATACCAGGACAATGCCGGCACCTACACAAACCAGACGTTCCCGAACCTGAGCCCGACCGACTTCACAGCCACCTTCAACGTGTTCGGCTTCGAGTGGGTGCCGGGCAGCCACATCTCGGGCTACGTCAACGGCGTGCAGCGTTGGCACATTCTCAGCTCAGCCATTTCGGGCGGGATCACCGCGCAGCCCTACATCATCATCTGCCACGTCGAGATGTGGGACTCGAGTGCGTCGGGCTACGCGTGGACGGGCTGCGAGCAGGGATCGGGACCAGGAACCGGTGGTTATGGGTCCTACGCTGGAGCTTTGGACGTAGCCGAGATCCAGGCGTACAGCTACTCACCGGTCACGTCCGTCTCGTCGAGCTTCGCCATCGGCTGGGCCATGACGAACACGGTCAACGCCACGCCACAGGGTTTGACCAGCGCATTCGCGCTCAACGGCGCGATGGCGTCGACCATCGGCGGGTCGACGGTCAACATCATGGCCGCGTTCAACCTGAGTGGCGCAATGGAAGTGGCGAGCAACGAGGTCTCGCTCACCACCGCGTTCACGTTCGGTGGCTCGATGACGTTGACCCTGCGCGAGCCGGGCACGGCGGGAACGTGTGACATCGGCCTCGAGTCGCCACAGATAAGGATTCAGCTCTCATGACGATCACCAACTCGCTTCCGAGCCCCACCTACGACGGCACCGCGGTCACTTGCGTCGGCCTGTTCTACAGCCCACCGGGCACGTCGACACTCGTCGACCCGACCACGATCTTCTTCAAGTACGAGGTGCTGAACTCAGGCGTGGCCCCGGTGGTCTGGCAATACGGCGTCTCAGGCTCGATCAGTCGCATCTCGACCGGCTTCTACAGCGTCACGCTCGACACCACGGCGAAGTGGGGCACGTGGACAGTCGAATGGGTGGGCACCGGAGCGGTCGAAGTGGTCAACGCCACGACGTTCCCAGTCACCGAGCGACCGATCTGATGCCGCTCTCACCGGGCAGCTCACGCAAGACGGTGAGCAACAACATCCGCGAGATGGTCGACTCAGGCCATTCCCAGAAGCAAGCCGTTGCTGCTGCGTTGTCCAACGCCAGGCGTCGACCGGGACGCAAGCACAAGCGCCGTTAGACGAGCGTTCCGCTCTCCTCGTCGAGAACAGGCGTGGTGACGACCAGCTCACCTTGCTCGTTGAGACCAGCGCTGTAGCCGCTCCTGCCGTGCGCCAGATCGCGCTGACCGTGCCGCCACGACACATGGCGACCGAGGAACATCGTCGAGCTGAGGCTGTCCTGAACCGCTCTCCACCAACCACGCGGTGCGTCGGCGTCGAGCGCCTCGGCTTCGGCCTGCTCCACCGCGTCGAGCTTGTCCCACAGCTTGATCCGCTTGGCGAGTGCCACGATGCCGGCTGATCCGGCTACAGCAGCTAGCGCTACGTCCACGGTCACGCTGCCACGACCAGCCAGTATGTCGTTCGCTGCACCAAAGGCCTTCACTGACATCGGCATGACTGTGCTCCAATCGTTCGTTCGTGTGACCACAGCGTGACACCACGACAGCCACGCCATCAAGCAACGCATGGACAACGGAGCGAGCCTCGCTCCCTCCGCTCCGCTCCCCACTCCCCCGGATGGGCCGCGCCGGGGCGCGCGCTGATCGACCATCCGTCACGGCCAACGGTTCGTTCATGTGGGCTCGTTCGATCCCATTTGGACGCTCGACACGCACGTGTAGGTCTGAGGCATCCTTTGAAAATGGGTGTCAGATCGGGTACAAGTACACTTGTATTGA